TAGCCCCTAGGGGAATCGAACCCCTGTTTCCGCCGTGAGAGGGCGGCGTCCTAGGCCACTAGACGAAGGAGCCACATAAAAATGGCTGCGGAACTAGGATTCGAACCTAGACCTTATGATCCAGAGTTTAAATCCTAGATAAATCCTTCGTCTCCTCTCACGGTATCGCTAGTTTGGTTTAACTGCCTTAAGCAGTTACCACATGACCTAGCGAGCATCGCTAATACAAATATAGCATAGGTGTCCCTAAAATGCAAGATGTAATTTTAACCACGCTCTAACGTCAAAATTTTCAATCCTTTTCTAGTTAAATCTTCCAAGATAACCGTATAATTTTTGCCTTCCACAACGAGCTGTGCATTTTCTTTTATGTTGGCATATTCTTCAATGTCTGGAATAATTAGCATGATTTTGTTGTCAATTACATTAATAGCTCCATAATCCACGTTATACGTCCTATTTAGATTATCGGCAATTGCTGGCAAATCATGCAGGGTTTCGATTTCTCGATAAATAGGTCGGCCTATGGGGTCGGTACCAATTAAAACCTTCTCTATAGTCTTATACTGTGCTTGGACGTTGCATTTTCTGATGATGCCAACCCAGTAGCTGTCGTATTTCTTGTTGCTAATTTCGGATACTACAAGATATTTGTTGCCTTGATATTCTACCACGTCCCCAGTATGCAAAGGGATGAGTGTAATCAACTTTAAATCGCTGTGGTCAACGCTTTCTTTTTGATAGCTTATCATCGCTTTTGTGGGTGTACTGTTGATAATAACGTCCTTGCCATACTGATTAACGATAAACGCTATATCGTTGCCTATTGCACTATAGATGTCTTGCATCATGTATCATCACCTCCAGGGGTACTCAAATTGTGAGTACCGTCTAGTATTTAAAGAGATAATCAAACTTTGCGCCTTCTTCATAAACGCCTTCATCGGTAGCAAGGGATGCAATTTTGTTCTGCAACATCTGGATGCGTTTGTAGAGATTGTCGGAAAATTCGAGGATGGTCATATCCTCGGTTTTGTATTGGCGCATAAGGGTGGGATTGTTGGCAATAGCTTCCAAAATCGACAATGCTGTTTTAAGGATGTTCTTTTTGTTAGTAGCGCTATTGCTTTGGTATTCAGCAGTAGGGTCTAATCCGTTTTCCTGCAGGAATACGGATAACTGGTCATCGGTATAGGATATGCCTTCGATTTCCATTTTTAAACGCTCAAGATTGGTCATGATTATAACCTCCCATTAAAATTTTTTTTGGACGTAAAAAATTGGATTTACTAGCGCCAATTTTTTCCAAAAGGGGGTATTTGGCTTAAAATCAGCATTTTAAACATCCTGTACAACAACCATTGTACTTGATAAGCAGGAAATAATTGTAAATTTGACGATAAGATGATAAAGTTATATAGTCAACTTCCCAATAAATGTATGCCAAAATCGCTTGAAATAGCGGTTTTTAAGGGATTATCCTGCTATAATACAGGATAATCCCTATACCGCTATATCCCTCTAATGCTGTTTTTTTACATTGCTGTTATAGTTTCTGTATTAAATTAGACAAAAATAATGTCTAATTGTTATATAACAGGCGCAAAACTCGGGACGAAATCCTACTTATCCACATTATCCACAATATCCACAACTTTGTTACCAATTTTCAATTGAGAATCATTCTCAATTAGATTATCCTAAAATCCTATCGGTTTACTCGGAATTCCCACTTTGGCGATTCTGTAATTTCGCTTTTTCGCTGGCTATATCAATATTTAATGGGACGTGTTCAAGTAATGTTTCATCGGATAGTATTCCCATATCCTTCAATGTCTTAAGGTTATCGATGATATCTTTCTCGGATTGTGGCATATTGATGTTGAAGATAATATCGATATCCCCATTAGCTTCAACACCTTTATATGCTAGTAGCTTCCTCATAGCCTCAATCCTCTGCTTAAAGCCATCTAACAAGTATAAAGCATTCATACTTGCCTTTACTTGAGCAAGAGAATAAAGCAACTTAATGGATACTTCTGATAGGTTAGATACTTCCATGCTGTTCATTGATATAGCTGGCGTCATGGATATGTCAAGTAAGCATTGTTTAAGTATTTGAAACATCTGCTTTAACGAATTGGCATCCATCTTCGTCTCCGCATATTTAAAATCACTTCCTTGGTCTAATGCAAGGTAATACCCTACAGCAGAAGGGTCTAAAGCACCTTCGTTATTCCTGCCCAAATTTAGCTTTTCTCCCAACAAAATAGGTATCGGGTTCATAAATTTGTAAAAACTATCACAATATTTGGATAATAACTTCTCCATTTCATCAAGGATGTCAATCCAATCGTCTATCTCACTTCTGCCAATCTCTTCATTCAAAGGATTATCGGTTTTATAGATACAAGGCAAACCTGACACATTCGTATAGCGCCCTGTTGTTTCGAGCTGTCCATTAGCGTCATTATAGGTTGTTACCTCTTCTGGCGTAAATACGGTATAATAGCTCACACCATTCACGATATAGTGTTCTATAAACGCCAAATACCCACCATCATCGGCAAATACAGGAAAGCCATCTTCTCCATTTATCAACTTGCTTTTTATGACGTTGTTTTCGTCTAAATAGACGTATTCATACACTTGTCCATACTTCAGCATCTTGTCTAGGATTTTTCTATCTACAATATCGTAATCGCCAAGGTCATATATTTCCTTGAATACTCGTAACGTGTTTTCATCCTTACTCAAAAGAGTAACTGGCTTTCCCAGCAGGAAAGACACTTGAAACGCCAAAAGCGTCTTTGCGTATTGCAACACAATTCTTGTCGGCATAATAGCTTTTCCGTTGTATAAAATTATTTCGCTATTTTTTATCTTATGCTTTCCTGCTAAATATTCCCTTTTGCTGATGATGTCGTTAATTTTGGTAATATTATGCGGTTGCTTCACCTCGTCCACAAACCAATCAGATACACCTTGATAATAGCTATCGATATACTCTTTTAAGGTCATATTTTGTCAACCCCCTTTATCAATTCCAAGTAAAATACTAGGAATTATATATTTTTGTTAACATCGGGTGCAAAATGCACCCAACGATTTTAACGATTCGGACAAAATGTCGGAGACGTTCAAACATATCGTTTCTTTAGCTTCATACATTGTAATGCCAAAGCTGTTGCAATTACCAAGTCGTCATGATTCTTTCTACCTCGAATATTACCTAATTTTCCAGCTTTTTCCACGTAGATCTTCATCTCGTCAAGGGTCTCACGGTCGTTTATTTGAATTAAACCTGTTTCAAATGCTTTTTTAAGCTCTGATATTATCATCTGTTTGGATACTTCATCGGTGTAAAATCCTAAATCATAGATTTTACCCTTGACACCATAGCGCATTGTACGGATAACGTTGACATACCCTACTTCCTTTCTCAAACGATTGATAAGCTCTAATCCGTACGTATTACGTTCGATAAGGAATGACGCATAATTGAAATAGATGCCCAAGTCATAGAATAGGTCAACAATCTTATATACAGGGATGTCATTGCGGTAAAACGTTGCCACCTGATTACCACTACTATCAAAAATACAACATGCTGTATAATCCGTTTCCTCGTTGCCTAAACCACTTGAAACGTCAATACCTGCCCAGTACAATTCATTTTCTTTGACGTCTTCATAAATGTAAAGCCCTCTGTTGAGTAAGGGTACTAAACTTTGCGGCAAAGGTTTTTGTAAAGTGGTAAGTGGTTTTGGGATATGCATATACCGTTGGTTGATAAGCTCTGTATCAAACACACTTCTATTACTCGATACAAACGCTTCCGCTGGCGTTGCAGGGAATTCCTGCTGAAATTGTGCTAGTGTCATGTCTTGCAATTTCCACTGTCTCCACATTATCTGACGCAATGTAGCGCCTTGTTCATAGAGTTTTTTCTCGTATTCTGTCAAGTCTTCTTTTCTAATTCGCCAATTGCGTATGTTGACGTTTGTTCTATACCAATCCTCGGCTTCGGCATATTCGAACGCAAACGCTTTTTTGTTTGTGTACCAAGGATAGAAGAATGCTTTATACTTTGATTTACCTTTCCACGCTTGATTGAAAAGTTCCTCGAATGTATTACCTGTTCCGTTTGCTGTAGATAATACAATCAAAAAAGCGTTATCATTTTTAGCTAGAGCTTGCTCTAGTGATGCAAGTCCCTGGGATTGTTCTTCGGGATTCCAATAAGCGAATTCGTCGCAAAGTATACCCTGCAAAGAAAAGCTCCTACCTGCGTTTTTGTCGGCTACTTTAACGGCAATTCTGGAGCCATTTTGCAAGTATAGTTCCATCTTATTGTTACGTTTTTGCTCGATTTTATATTTGTCTGGGATGCTTTCATACATTTGTTTGAGTCGATTAAACAAGTTTTGAAGTGAATCCCCATCATGACACATTACCAAATAATTCGTATAAGGTTTGGTACAAGCGCTCCACAAGATAAGTCCTAAACCAAGGGTGGAAAATCCCACTTGGCGAGACTTAAGGAGGATGTTAAAGCGTCCATACTTTGCGAGAAAATCCTTTTGTTGCTCATTAACTTTAAAAGGTACAATGTTACCTTGATAGTCGGGTATTTTCACAAAGTTATAAAGCCACAAAGCAGGGTCGCTATTAATCTTCTCTAGTTTCTTTTCCAACGTCATCTACTGCCACCTCTCTTGTTGTTGTAAACTAACAAAAAAGGTGGACTACAATAGCGCAGTCCACCTATTAGGGGATTGACAACTTTAAATCATCATCATTAACTTGTATCGATACATCCTCATCATCTGTTGCTAAATCCCTGTTTTTATTGATTTTTTTAAGCTCTTTTTGCAATTGCAGAAACAGCTTTATTGCCTTTTCGTCGCCCTTTAGCGCCTTTTCTCTAACTGCCTCGTACATCTGGATAAAATCCTGTTTCGCTTTATATTGCAAGTATAAAGCATACCACTCACTATATTCTAACGATTTTTCCCACTTTTGCAAAAAATCCCAATGCTCATCAACGGGTTTGAATTTTTTTCGTAATTCTTCTTCGGTTAAGGTAGAATATTTACAAAACCTAGAATCCAAACCATTACGCCAACAAAAATATTGGATTTTATGATACTGCCTTGTTTTCTTGTTTAATTCACTCAATAATTTTTCCATCTTGATTACCTCCTTCATCATCTTTTAACATGGCATCAATATTCTGCATTGTCTGCTCAATCTCTTCTATAAGCGCATCATCTTGTTGTTTTTTCTGTTTCTTTCGTTGATACTCTTGCATCTGCTTTTTTGCTTCCTCGGGGTCTAATACTTCCTGTATCGCTTGCAATAAACCCATTAAAGAATAAAACCCAACAATGTTGTTTGGTCTTGCGTTTTTGAGTAAGCGATAAAATCGACGTTTAAGCGGATGTCCATCTGGAAAATTCTCTTCAAACCACATTATGGCAAGTGCAATACATCGCTCAAAATATCCGCTTTTAAGCACAAACTTGCCGTCTTTAAGCTGGAGAGTATGATTTGTCCAAGAATGAAAATTACGCAGTAATTCGGTTATTGTCATTGTTTATCATCCTCCTTTGAATTTTTATAGTGTTTCATATCAAAAACCGCCTCTTTTAAACAAGAAAGGTATTTTTGCATAAACTCGCTATTACGCAGTTTGGCTAGCATATCTTTTAAGCGTTGTGTTTTTTCGTATTCAAACAAAATACCACCACCCCAATCATCTATTATGCGGGTGTGGTGGATATTGTACATCTTAAGCCATGCAACAACACCAAGATTGTTTGTGTAAAACATACCCTCTTTCTTGTCGGGTGTTTTAATTTTTGATTTTCTTCCCATCAAGAATACCTCCTTCCAAATTTTTACACAAAAAAATTGAATATA